TAGTCATATGGCAGTAGAGTATTGTACCCAAAGACAGATACCTAAAGATCAATGGCACAGGTTATATCACATAGAGAACATTAAAGATATATGTCAGTTAAATCCTAAATATAAAGACAGGATAAAGTCAGACGAATCTAGGTTGGCAATACCATTCTTTAATGAAGAAGGTATCCTAACAGCAGTCACATTAAGATCATATGGTAACTCACCATTAAGGTACATATTGGTTAAAATAAATGAAGATAGTCCAACAGTTTTTGGATTAGATTGTATAAGTAAAAGTAAGCCTGTAAAAATTGTTGAAGGACCTTTAGACAGTTTGTTTTTAGATAATTGTATAGCATGCGCAGGCACTTCGTTTAATAAAATAGAAACATTAAATCTTCCAGAGGATAGTATTATTATCGTAGATAATCAGCCTAAGAATAAAGAAGTCTGTAACATCGTTGACAGATATATTAAGTCTGGTAAAAGGGTCGTAATATGGCCTGACAACATTCTGGAAAAAGATATAAATGAAATGGTGTTGGCTGGTGTTCAGACAGTCAATATGGAAGATATTATAAGTAATAATGTGTTCCAAAATCTGGAAGCTGAACTTAAATTTATTAGTTGGAGGAAGTGTTAATGGTTAAACCAATGACATCTGAAGAAGATGCTATCTCCCTGGGTGGACAAGCTGAAGTGTACAGACGAAAGTTAGTACAAATAGATGAAGCCCTAAATGGCATGATTACCCTACTTAAAGGTGAAGTAAATACTATGCAAGGCCAACTCACTAGCGCATATAAACGCATTAATGAGTTAAACGCAGAGAACGCAGAGCTGAAGAACAAGTTGAAGTTGAAATGACCCCAGTCTATCCTTTACTGAAGTCCTTTTGGGACTCTGAAAAGCTTAGAACTGAAGCAATCAACGTAAAAGACAAAGCATATAAAATTCCTTACACATATAAAGGCAAGGATTATGGAGTAATAACTGCATTACCATATAATGATTTTACTCCTGAATTGGCAAAGTTTAGAGAGAGTTTTTTAGAACACTACCCAACAGATTGGGGTGAGTTTACGACTGCATATATGTGGATAGAATCTGATTATCCTTGGCATGTTGATAATGAAATAACAAAAAGTCAATATAATCGTAAAGGTGTAAAGTGTGCAATAAACATTATTTTAGAAGGACAATTTACAGCAGTAGAGTATGAAGAAGGAAAATTTACTTATGAAGCAGCGGTGTTGAATACAAGTATATTACATAGGGTGAATCCTGACAAACAAAGAGTAATGGCCAGGATATCATTTAAAGACAAAACATTTGAAGAAGTAGTACAAGGAATAAAAGAGTGGCAAGGGAAGATTATTTAGGCATACAAATTGACAGGGATCGTGATACTCTATTTGATGAGTTAGGATTACAAAGATTAAGAGAAAGTTACATGAAGGACGAGGAAACCTCTCCTCAAGAACGTTTTGCTTATGTAAGTTCACAGTTTGCTAGCAATCCAGAACATGCACAAAGACTATATGAATACGCCAGTAAGCATTGGCTCTCATACAGCACTCCTATTCTTTCCTATGGACGCTCTAATCGTGGTATGCCTATATCATGCTTCTTAAATTATATTGATGACACAGCAGAAGGATTAGTAAAAAACCTGTCTGAGACTAATTGGTTGTCAATGTTAGGTGGAGGTGTAGGTATAGGATTTGGCATAAGGAGTTCTGATGATAAATCAACAGGAGTTATGTCCCACCTAAAAACATACGATGCGTCCTGTTTAGCATATAGACAGGGCAAAACAAGAAGAGGCTCGTATGCTACATACCTAGATATCTCCCATCCAGATGTGTTAATGTTTTTAGAAATGAGAAAGGCAACAGGCGATCCTAATATGAGATGTCTTAACCTTCATCATGGAATTAATATAACTGATCGTTTTATGGAAATAATAGAACGGTGTATGGTAGATGATGATGCTGATGATGGCTGGAATTTGACAGACCCACATTCAGGAGCAGTAACAGAAACAGTATCAGCCAGAGGATTATGGCAAAGGATACTAGAACTTAGAATGGAAACAGGGGAACCATACCTACATTTTATAGATACAAGTAATAGACAGATGCCTGAATTCCAAAAGGAATTAGGGTTAAGAATTAATCAGAGTAATCTCTGTTCAGAGATTATTTTACCAACAGACGAAAAAAGGACAGCAGTATGTTGTTTATCGTCTGTGAACCTAGAGCATTACGCAGCCTGGGTTCGAGATCCAAAATTTTTAGACGATGTTGCAGAGATGTTAGATAATGTCTTGCAATATTTTATAGATAACGCACCCTCACAGGTTAGAAGAGCACAATACTCTGCTAGTCGTGAAAGGAGCATAGGGGTTGGAGCTTTAGGATTTCATGCCTACCTTCAAAAGAATGGTATTGCATGGGAAAGTGCACAAGCACGTGGTGCCAACTTGAGAATATTTAGATACATTAGAGGAAAATTAGATGAAGCAAACAAAAGGCTCGGGAAAGAAAGAGGAGAGGCTCCAGATGCTAAAGGAAGAGGGGTTCGTTTTAGCCATGTTATGGCTATTGCTCCTAATGCTTCCAGTAGTATTATTATGGGGAACACTTCGCCATCTATTGAACCGTTTAGAGCTAATGCTTACAGGCAAGATACCTTATCGGGTGCATACCTCAACAAAAATAAATACCTGGATGCAATCATCACAGAGTATTGTGAAAAACATCCGAGAACGAATTATGACGATATTTGGTCGTCGATCATAAGCAACGATGGTTCTGTACAACACTTAAAAATATTATCTGACGAACAGAAGAGCTTATTTAAAACATCTATGGAAATAGATCAACGATGGTTAATTGAACATGGCGCAGATAGACAAGAGTACATAGATCAAGCACAATCTTTAAATCTTTTCTTCAGGCCTGACGCAAATATAGCATATCTACATGCTGTTCACTTTTTAGCATGGAAGTCAGGTATTAAAACGTTATATTATTGCCGTTCAGAGAAGTTAGGAAAGGCAGATAAAGTTTCTAAACGAATAGAAAGAGAGATAATACAGGAATTAGATATGAGAGACGTGGCTGATGGTGAATGTCTAGCTTGTGAGGGTTAATGATGAATGGTAATACATACTATTCGCCTCACTATGACAAGCATTTTTTATGGATATATAAAAATGCTTCACAGACCATGAAATATGTAATGGAAGACCATGAGATAGGTAATGCAGGACTAACAGATTCTCATAAATGTTTCTTAATATATAGAGATCCATTTAGTCGTTGGATGAGTGCAATTAATATGGTTGTGGACAGCGGTTCAGATGATATTCCTGAAAGTTTTGAAGACCCTCACTTTACCTTTCAGAAAGATTGTGTAAGTATGATAGACGTGAAGTTAGCAAGAGTTTATCTTTATAACAGAAATGTCGTAGAAGAAATATTAATAGGCGAGAAGATGTATAGGTATTGGTTACGGCGTCATAAAAGAATCAATCCTATTAGTCAACCTGAATTGTGGCATGAGCCAGGAGTTTTAGAGTATAAACAAAAATTAGGATTTGCCTACGTAGATGAAGATCATGAGAAAGCTTATGACTGGTTAAAATATAAATTAAACCGTATGCCAGAGAATTTTTTACTGCATAAGACATGGGAAGAAACAGTTGATTCAGTAATGAATTTTTATGAAGAAGATTATAGTTATTTTGAAGGAGTTAAATTTGTAAATGCAAATACCTAGGGATAAAAAGATAGGTGTTGTGGTCTCAGGAGGATTAGATAGTTCTATCCTGTGGCATATAGTCTATGGAGAATGTTTAGAACGAAATCAAGAGTGTATTCCATTCACAGTACCTAAAGTAGATGGAGCATTAACATACGCTACTAGAATGTTAGAGTGGTCTTGTGATTATTATGGAACAAAACAGTTGCATCCTTGGGTAATAAACTCAGATGGTGTAGACTGGAATAGGGAACAAGATTATCAAGGAGAAGAAGTACAACAACAATTACTAGGTGGAATGAAAGAAGTAATAGTCAATGGCTATGCAGATGTTCTATTTAATGGAGTAAATGAATATCCACCTAATTATAAGAGCTTATGTTCTTATCACACACCAGGACCCAGGCTATTAGCTAGAGATTCTGATTATAAACACGAAGGAACACCTATAAGTGAGATATATTTACAACCTTTTGCAGACTTAACTAAAGATCAAATAGTCTTATTAGCAAAAGAATTTAATGTATTGAATGATATAAGTCGTTTCTCACAT